ACCACGATCTTGCCGCCAGTGCTGGTCGCGTTGGCAAGGGTGGTGAGAACGGCGCCTGCCGTGGTGGCAAAGGCGCCAGTGATAGTGGTGGAGAAGGCGAAGGTATCAGTCGGGTTATACAGCGCCGCCCCGACCACCTCGCCGCTTTGGTTTCTAACTTCCGCACGCTCGACGTTGCGGGTTTCAGTGAAGGATTGGACAAGTCCCCCTGCTTCTGCGGTGATGCCGAAAACAAGGCCAGTAGTTCCGATAGTGGTGGCTGCCATATTGTCCTAAACTTTGTGTCAACTCGCAATAGAGTTGGGTTCGGCAATGACGGAAAGACGGAAAGTCCGGCGGATAGAGCGCTCCTCGTCGTCGGCCTCCGGCTCAACGTCATCCACCTTTGCGTTATAGCACCGGGCCGATCCGATGGCCGTGGTAGCGTTTAGCCTGGCGGCCAGTGACGTGGAATCATAGAACGCCTGCAAGACCTTAGAACATTTCTGGGTGTGGGCGGCCACGCTGGTGTCGTCGTATAGATCCTCGACCACGATCTCGACCGGGACGCTGAATACGCCAGATCCTTGCACCGGCTCCTCCGTGCCCAGGGTAGCTTTGATCACGATGGATGGCGCTAAGTTCTCGGTCTTGTCATGAGATAGGTGGTAGTTCACCCCGGTGACTGTGGCGCTTAATAGCTCACTGAAAGCGGATTCAATCAGGCGATCGAGCATGGTGACGGCGGGCATAGTTATAGATCCACGTCAACGCGGCCGAGCCATGTGTCGCAGTTATCCTGCGCCCACTGCTCCTTCTGCGGCAGAAAGTAGGTCAGGCGATCTTGGCGCAGAGCTGATGCCAGTATGGCCGGGGCTGAGTTAATCGCCATGAATGTGCTGGCGTGTTTGATCGCTTGGGCCATCTCGACTACCGATGCGGCCGTCCAGTGTCGGTTGTGAAAGTAGTATTTCTTTTCGCACATAATGATGTAATTGCCCATGAGCTCGGTGGCTTTTTGCAGGATGTCTAGTGTCGGGTAGTTCCACGATTGGCTAATGCCCATCGGCGCCAGCAGCTTGTAATGATCAGGCAGTCCGGGCGGCGGCCCATCTGGCAGGCGATCCAGCACGATCTTGCGATCAGCCCCTTCAATCGCTGGGTGCTGATAGACAAAATCCATCCACGATAATTTTGACTCTCGAAATGCGTTGTAGCGGTTGGGCCAGATTTCTAGCTCCATCCGTTCCCCTTTGCCCTCCCCTGGCGCCACCCAAGTCGCATAGGAAACTAGATCCATTACTCCTGCGTATTGTGGGAAGCATTCAATCTGCACTTCATCGTGTTGCGCCAGATGTTTGGCGGCCGGCAACATCCGCAGTATGTCACCCAAGCGTTGAGTATAAACTAGGGTAATCATGGAACGCAGTGCACCCAACAGTTCCCAACCAGTTCAATTTTAGGCAACGTTTCCTGAACGGCCTTTTCTACCCCTGGCCAATTAAAGTCATAATCATGCCCAGACAGAATTCCTTTTGATCGGACTTTGGGCAGCCATGCCAAAATATCTGCTTTTACGTTTTCGTAATCGTGAGATGCGTCTATGAAAACGGCATCTAGCGATTGATCAGGAAAGAAATTTGCGCCTTGCAAGCTCGTCAGTCGCAAAGGAACAAGCTGTCTGGATACTGGTTTTACGTTTGCCAAGAATTTATCGTATAAAGTGCCGGAGATGACGTGAGGATCGTTTTGCTGTTCAGGGCTGCCGGCCCAAGTATCGACTGCATAAATCTCAATCTGAGGCGATTTGTTCCATGCTTCGACTAATAAGAAAGAGGTGGATTTCCCCTTCCAGCTTCCAACCTCTACGATCTTCCCGTCGGCTCTACAATTTTGGACAATTCGTCGATAGAGTTCGGCATAATTAAACCAATCTTCTTCAAATTGCGGTTGATGAAAAATATGCTCCATTAGTCCGCACCTCTTTTTATGCATTCGCGTTTATCGGCTTCACTTTGCTTTGATCTGGCCATTATCTCTTGCCCAGTTTCTCCTACCGGCATCCATATCCAGCCAGTTGTAGGGCTGGCACCATAAATTGCGTCGATTGATGGACAGCCAGGGCGAATTGTAACTGGCGTATAAAAAGTCATAACGCTGGGTGCGGATGAAATCGGATGTCATGAAAGCCGAATGGTTTTAAGACTGATTCAGGGACAGGATGCTCAACCGAAAATCTAGCTGCGACTGCGGGCGGGGCATATCGCATCCCTTGCCTGCGCATTTCTTCGGCAGCGTGCTGACAGATAAAAACGTCATCTGGCAAGGCAACCCAAGGCTGGCGAGACAACGCCAGGCACAGGCGCCGACTTCTAAGGCTCAGCCCCCCATTACCAACTCTGCAGCCTTCTGCCACCCATTCCTGTGGCCATGGTGCGCCTATGTAATCATAACTTAAAAAATCATCTTCCCAGCTCGACCAGTTCACTGGGTAGCCGTCAAGCTGGCAGACTAAGGCGTGTGGCGTGTCGAATATCGTGTGCAATTCCAACGAGCAAAAACGATCATAGTGTGATTTATCGGCCACTGCAGGCAGGTCGGATTTGACGGCAATCTTTGCGTCAGATACGTGCTGGCGAATATAGTTACAAAAGTTTTGCACTCGATCAGCCCAACGATTTTCCACGATTACAAAGGTAACGTCTGGCAGGCTAATCACGGATTTCGTTCCTTAAATATCTTCTCTCCCTTTTCATAGTTGGCCTGGGCATTGTGGCGTTTAAATTCCGCGTCCTGAGTTGCCCCGGTGAACAGCGGATTATTGTGGGTAAAGACGATGTCTTTGGCTGGGATGATAACGCCATCCTTGGCCGCTCGGGCCGTGTACTCGTTGTCGGAAAATATGCCGGAGCAGGCGTCGTACTCTTCGGCAAACAACGTGCCCTGCTGTCTGAGCCGGGCCTTGGTTAGAATGGCGATGCACAGCAGGTCGTCTTTACGGTGGCCGTCAGATACGGCCAAGACCGCCGGCTTGCTTAAATCGACCAGGCGCTCGGTGATGATAGTATCCCAATGCAGCGGAGGATCGAAGTCGTCCGATCCCTGCACGATGATCTCTCCTTGGGCCACGGCGGCCGCCCGGTTCCAAGCTGCCACGCATCCGCCCTTGCCTGATATCATCCCCCAGTTCTTTAGCGGCTTGGCTTTCTCGTCGTCATCGTCGCACGAATAGATCCACTCTACCGATGCCGGATCAGCCGCTTTTTTCATCCAAAGGATGCGGGCGTTGATAGCTTCCTGTGGTCGCCCCCGGGTGGCGTGGCAGACTGTGATCTTAATGGGCTTCTGAGCCCTCCACATTTTTTGGATCTTGTCGGCTTCGGTGGTATCGCCCACGGCCTTGCAAGCGGCTAGGTATAGATCGATACACTCAAAGTCATAGACAGTGCGCTGGGCGTTCCATGTCTTGACGCCCGGATCGGGCTGTACCATGGCTGACTTCAGGAGGTGGTAAGCCGATAGCCACGCCCCCACGCTGGCTTCTTCCCGGGCTAGATAGTAGATGGCTTCCCTACGCCCCGGCGCCATCTGGTGCGCCCGGTGGTATAGCTTGATCCGCCGGGATCTGTCAGCCACGGCGGTGGCGTAGTTGCACATGGATTCGTAAGCCAGCGTCGGTTCCTGTCCGGGCCAGATAGCCGCCACGTGCGACCACGGCTCCGACTCTTGGCGTCGGTTGGAAAGGTATAGTTCCTGCTGAAAGTAGTAAGCGTACTTGCCCGCCTCGCTGAGCTGGCCCTGTAGGATGCGTAGGTTGCGCTCAGCGCTGCCTGCCTTGTAGCCACCGGGGTGGTGCTCAATCCATGGCGTCTGCTCGCCGATTGACTCATATCCGGGCAGCGGCAATAGCGCCTCATGAACGGCGTAGTGCCAGCGCCCTGTCCAGCCGTTCTCTAACCGCTTCACCATCCTCTCGCGTACTGGGGTTAATTTGGCGTTTATTACGTTATATACGCCCGCATAGATCCCGACCTTGGGATTTGATTCAAACGTTGCCAGAGCCCTTTTAAACGCGTTTTTGAGGTCTTTAGCGGGTAGGTCATCGCAATCCACCCAGACAGCATAGTCGCCAGTGCAGGCATCCAGCGCGGTGTTGCGGGCCGCGGCGAAGTTATCAATATGCGGCCAGTTGGCCCCGGCTGGACCGTTGTGGTACTCGACCACCTTGGCTCCTGACTTTTCCACGATTGCCCTGGTGCCGTCATCCGGCCGGCCGCCTTGGGCCATGCAAACCACCAGCTCGTCGCAAAGTGGCTGGAATGCCTTGAGGCAGCGGTCGATAAACTGAGCCTCATGGCCGGCGATCAGGTAAATTGATATTTTAGGATCTCGGGTTGCCATCCTAAAACTCCCGCAAACCCAAGACGTAAGAGCCGATTGATGTATCGATGGTGGCAACGCGGTAGCTGACCGAATTGGCTACCAGAACAGACCCGATAGTGGGTGCAGTGGCTAGGTTCGCCACGTCGATGGTGAAGGTAGAGTTAAGATCCAGATCAAATCCGCCCAGCTCGACCGCTTCCTTTCGGGTGATAGTGGAAAGCACGCCGGTGACGCTAGTGGCTCCGATGGTGGCGGCCGTGCCGGTTTGCTCGTATAGAGCGGCCAAACTTTCTTTCAGGCACTCTGTGAATTCAGACATGAGAGGATTTCTATAAGTGGAAAGGGCGGTGAGCCTTTCAGCCCACCGCCCTCCCCGAGTGAACTAGCTTCCGTTGATACGGACCAAGCTCGATGTCTCTCCGGCTTTCACGCCGTAGATCAGGGCGTAGGTGCGTTGGAGTTTCCCGAGAACCACATCGTAATTCTCTCGGACCATGACGGATAGGCCGGTCTTGGGCTCAGTGACCACGCTGATGTCTCCAGGGATGGGGACGCCAGTAGGAACTTCCGGAACGCGGGTGGCGATCAGGAGGGCTTCCTGCTGGGCGAAGAATCCGCCGAGCGTGATGCTGTTGGAAGGCACTGCGCTGTACTGGTTGATGTTGAATCCAGCCACATTGCCGATCCCAGCCGTGCGAACGAGGTCGCCGGTGATCTGGGGATTGGCTACGACGGTCGTGTCATTCAAAAGAGCGCCGTAGAAGCTGGGGTTGAGCACAGCGTAGCGGCCGTTGACCGGCACGTTGGCGTTGTTAAGGGTGATACCAGCCGACACTACCGAGCGGTAGGTGAAGGCCGAGGATGCCACCGTCAATGCGCTGGTGAAGCTGGACGATGTGACGAGCGCGAGCAAGTCACCGACCATCTGCAAGCCCAGGGCGTGAGCGGCCGCACCGGCGAAACGCTCGATCAGGTTGATGTTGGAGCTGGTACGCTCTTGATCATCCACAGAGTAGGAAACGTGCTTGAACTTGTTGAGAGTGATCTGCACGTCCGTCTGAGTGGTCGCAGTCGCTGCGTAGCCGGTGGACTGTGAATAGTCCTGGGCGGTCGTCGCAGAGATGCGGTGGGTAAATACTGATGCGTTATACTTCGCGGCTTCAGAGCTGAAGTCCGTTACTGCATTGCGCAAAAAACTATAGTCCGCTACGAGGATCTCAAGAGCCCTCTGCGCGATTACATTCGCATTCGTTGTTCCGATTGTGTTGGCCATTGTAGTGTTCTCCTAGTGGACTGGATTACAGTCCGAGTTTGCGAAGCATCTCCGTCCTTCGGGCCGGCGATGTCTCCGCGTTGAATTGATTGAGGATTTCAGCCCGGCCGAGCGGTTGGCTCAGTTCAGCGGGTACCGCCACCGCACCAGCGGCGTCGGCCTTGGCTTTTTCCAAAGCGATAACATTCTTGGGCGTCTGGGCACTCATCTCGGACTCTTCGTCCTCGTCTTTTTCTTTGGCCTCGACCTTGGGTGCTTCCGGCTCTTCGTCCTCTTTCATCATGGCGATGAGCTGAGAAAGCATGGCTGCAATATCCGTCAAAGTAGGTTCTGCCATTTTCTCCTCGTCCTTCTTGTACATGCCGTCGCCGAGTTCGGCTTTGGCTTCAGCGGGAGCGGGAGTGGCTTCGGGTTCTGGAGCCGGAGCAGGCACGACAACAGTCGGCTCACTGAGCTCTTTCTTTACTTCAACAGGTGCTTCGTTCATTTGAAGTTTTTTGATGTCAACTGCTGTGAAGGCAGAAAAGATGCCGGCAGGGTTGGCGGCCGGTGTACTGACCACGGAGATGTCGTAGATCTCCGTTACCCTGGCGAATCGGTTGCCCTCTTTTTCCTCGGGCACTCCGCTGAAGGTCAGCGACAAACCAAAGCCCTCGGGCAGTACCTCGGCCAAGTGCTGTACAAATTGCGCTTCGTTGGTGTTGAACAGGGTTAGATCGCCCATCAGTCGGTCGCCCTCGATCCTGAATCCATCAATGAATCCCAAGATATCCATGACCTGCTTAACGCCGTGGCCGTTGGTTACCTTGATCCGGCCCATGGTGTTGGCCACGGCCAGCGCCTGCTGCAGGCTGGTTTGATCGATCAGCAGGTCATGGCCCTTGGCCTCGCCCGCAGTTAAAATTGATACGCTTTTGATTTTGTTGGGCATGTAGCCCAGCACGATGTCAAAGCAGATCGCCGTCAGCTTCTCGGTAGGACTTCTTAACCGTGCCACCAGCTTTCATAGTCAGGAACTTGTTAACTCGGGCAATGGCCCAAGCTGTCCGGCTGTTCGGCCTGCCACCGCCAATCGTCGGGCGAAAGCTGCTGCTAAACGCCCCGGCGCCCCGGCGAAATACCTTTTTGAGCGTGCCGAGGGTGGGCGGTGTTTTGGTGGGGTAGCGCTTTTTATATTCGGCAATCTTGTTTTTCAGAGCCTCTTCGGTGGCGGCCGATATCTCAATATCGCCTGCCTTCGACCTGGTGGACGCGGTGCCCGTGGGATTGGTCTTGCTTCCCTTGATCCGTTCCTTGGGTGGTGCGGGTGTTTGGCTGGCTGACTTCGGCCCTGTCCGAGCCGCCATCTCTCGGCGTTTCATCTGTGCTTCCGCCCAGCTCTTGCCCGGATCTCCGCCCCATAATGCCCACGCAATCCGACCGGCGCTGGGGAATCCGGGTTCTCCCGGGTTAAATCCTTCGCCCTGCTTATCGACTTCATGCCTTGCGAAAAAGCTGGCCATCCTGCCAATCGTTTCGTCAGGCAGATCTTTGCCGTTGGCAATGTCTCGTGCTCGGGCTACTCCGACCAGCGTGCCGCCCCGGCCGTACTTGCGTCGCCATTCCAGGCCCTTCTTAGCCTCTTCCATCATCCCCTTATTGGGGACGGCTAACTCAATTTTTTTTTCTTTTTTTTTAAGATCAAATCCAACGGCGCTGGCCACCATGTCTAGCTCTTTGGAGCTAAGTTTATAGTCCGCGTCGTCCCGCATGGTGAAAGCTTCCGCGGGCTTGGCCGATAGCTCCATCTGCCTCATGCAGACCGCTGAGCGCTGATCGTTTTCTGGGAACTCCGCCACCATCGTGGGGTTGCCCATGCAGCGAGCCATAAACTTGTCGTCAGTTTCACCGGGGTTGCGGGTGGGCAGATCCAGCTCCACCTTTGCCGCCAGCTCCGCATCTGGCCCAGCGTTGGGATCTTTCTCAGGATCGACCGGCGTAGGCTCTTCGATGGCGGGTGCTTCTGCAACAGGTTGCACTGGTGCTTCTTCATCCACCTCTGGCGCAACTTGGCCCATGCTTCCAATGAACTCTTTTTCTTTGGCTATTTGCCTGACTTGCTCTTCCCAATCTAAGCCCATCTCTCCGAAATAATGCTGCAGACTAGATAGGCCCGCCTTATAGTTTTCACGCTCTTGCAAGGCGTCGCGACCTGCATCCACCGTCAGTGACTTCGGCGTCTGCCATGTAACCTTGGGGTAATCCTCAACCGCAGGCAGGTCTCCGTTTGCAATGGCTCTGCCGATAAAGTAACGCCAGGCGCGGTTGCAGAATCTATCGATGAGTAGCCGTTGCCGTTGCTCGAATCTGCGCTGGGCCTTGGCCACGACAAACCGCATGCCTGCCCCACCCACGCTTGCTGGGTCGTAAACGAATTCAACAGGCAACCCGAGTCCCATCGCCACGTCACGAATCAGGAACTTGGCGAAAGGCTCAAAGCCGGCGTGGGGTCTGTTCGGCCCGATCATCTCAATCTTTTCACCGGGTGAAAGGCGCGGGATCGTGGCCGACGATGTGATCTCCTCCCGGGCGATGGTAGGTTCGCCGGTGTCCTGCGCCTGCACTGTCCCAAAGAATCCACCCTGCCCAGCCAGCTCGTCGCCCTGGTCGGTGGTGATGACGGCCGCAATACTGCCCTGCAGTTTCAATGCGTCCTTCTCAAACTCGCCCAGCATCTTTAGATCCCGAACGTGGTTGAGTGCGCGGGCCAGTGAAGATCCGCCACGGATCTGGTCGGGCCGTTCCAGCTCCATTAGATGGATCACAGTGTCGGCCGACAGCTTGCGGTACAGCTCGCCGGTTTGAATAAGGTACCCGGTGGGTTCGCCCAGCTTACCGACGAACACGCCGTCGGCCGTGCCATAATCATCGCCCTCGCAGACGCGGTGGCCTTCAACGATCTGCAGCTTGCCCTGTTCGGTCATGATCACAAACACGTCGCCGTCCACGTCGATGGATCGCGAAAGGGCTAAGAGCATATCCGTCCAAGTCATGCGGCCGGTGACTTCGGGGTTGGGCACCACTACGTCACGCCAGTATTCCTCGCACAGCCGACCAAACTCTTGATCCTCACCGCGGTACTGCGGGCGCAGTCCGGGCCCGATGCTGTAGGTGGCGATGGAATCCACCGCCCCTTTGATCAGGCCGACGTTGCGGTACATGTGGCGAGCCAGCTTGAGCAGCTCCAGCCGGGTGGCTTCGTTTAGATCTAGGCGGGAGTCGCGAGCATGGGCGCCGTAGATGACCGGCCGCTTACGCGAAAAGCCAGCGCCTTCGTAGGGTTGGAACGTGCTGATGCCAGCACCGAATCCAGCGCCAAACGCCTTTACTCCGCGCCCTAGCCTTGCCACTAAAGAAAGTTTCTCGGCCATGTTAGCTGTCCAAAAGATAGGTGAACGATGCGCTGGTACGTGTTACCTGTACGCCGTTTAGATAGTCGATAGCTGCCTGAAATAATTCAACGCGCTCGGTAGGTTTTAAGTCAATTTGAAAACTGGCGGATTGTCCGCCAGCACTTGTTCCAACCAAAGCACGTCCTGATGCCGCCCCGGTCATGGCCGCATTGCGGTCAGCGGCAAGTTCGGTCAGGGCGCTTGCGGTAACTCCAGAGGCTTGTGCCAGGTAGTTCGTCGCAACTGCCCGCGTTAGTCTGCGGGAAATAGCCATCACGACGCCTCAGGTGTCAACGGATCTGCCTCCATAGATGCAGTCGGTCGGATGATCTTTCCGTATACGGCAAAGCCAGCCAGATAAGTTTCGCAGTCATACAAGTGATCCTGCCGGCTTTTGATCCTGATCCATTCGTACAGATCGCGGCCAGTTTTGCGGTTGATCCGATGCACCTTTTTGTGACTGCTCATGTGCTCTTTGTAATCAGGCGATACGTCGTGCGCCACTTCCCACCGCGGCCCCTGCCCTCGGCGTAACCACGCCAGCAGATCTTGGCAGGCCGGCGAGCTAAGGAGCAGGAGCATGCAGCCGGCGTCGGTGGGTTGTTCGGCGGAGTGCACCGACTTCATTCTGCCCCTGGGCGTTTCGATCCAGTAGTTGGGACGCTCCTCGCCTTTCAGTGCCTTGAATTTATAGCGTGCGCAGATGCGGTAGGAATCGTGGGCCTCATAGCCTGTATCCATTGCCGTATGCTTGGGATCGACTCCAAGCGCATGTAGGTGCTGGGCCACGTCCTCAATGGTGCGGGCCCTGCCCTCATCGATCAATCGGCTTGATCCGTCCCTGGCAAATGCCCGCACGACAAACCAGTACTCGTCGATCTGTCGATCTATCGCCGCCAGCTTGATGTGTTCCGTTTCCCAGTTCTGCTTTTTGGCAAAGGCTCCGGCGGGTATGTCCACAGTTTTGTCGTCATCGAACTGATCCTCCCACGGCATGGCACTCCAGCCGTTGACGAATCCCTGCAGGCCGTGCAGGTAGTGCTTCTGGGTTAGGAACTGTTTGGCGCAATCCGCGATAGTTACTGTGGGTGAGTACCAGCTGGGTAGCCGCATGCTGCGCCGGCCGTGTTCGGCGTTGGTATTGCTGGCCACCCACTTGCCCTGCTCCACCGCGGTGCGCTTGTGCGATTCGCTCCACGGCTCGTTGCACTTGGTGCAGTGGTAGCGGGCAGTTTCTCCGACCTTCTGCAGATCCCATTTGCCGTCGGCGTTGCGGGCTTCGTCCGCCCACCGCACTTGCCCGAACTCCATCGCCTGGTATTGCCCACACGCATGGCAAGGCACGTGGAATGTTTCCTGTGTGCCGGCTTGGAAGTTCTGCCAGATGTCGCCGGTGGATAGCGTGGGCGTGCTGGTCAGCACGTGTTTGCGGTTGGGGAAAGCCTTGGTGCGTTCCAGCGCTAGGTTGTAGGCGGCCGCTTCCTTTTCGGTGGGTGGCGCAAACTTGTCCAGCTCATCCAGCACTGCGATGCAGATTGGTCGCGAGCTGATGTTGGCCGGGCTATTCGATCCGACCAGGCTAAGCGTCATGGTGGTGAACTGCATTTCGAGGATCTTAAAATCGTCGCTGTCGTAGGGGAACAGGTCGCGCACCGGCTTGCACTTCTCGAAGATCGGAGTCAGTCGCGTTTCGCTGTAGCTCCTAGCCAGATCCGCGTTAGGCATGACCAGCAGGGCCGGCGCTGGGTCATTGGCGATCCTGTACGCCAGCCACACGGCCAGCGTCAGCGTTTTGCCTGTCTGACTACCCCAGCAAAGGCTAACGGTATGTACGCCCGGATCGGCCAGCGCTTCCAGTACGCCAGCCACGTATGGCGTGTACTTGGTTGAGTACAGTCCAGGGCGGGCAGTGATGCGGCTGTCTAGCTGAATGTAACGCTCGGCCCACTCGATCACGCTGGGGGGTGGTTCGTAGTTCCACCGGGTGCGTTCGCGTTTGAGTAGCTGTTCGGCCGCCTTCACAGCGCTGCCTGTACTTGTCGCATCAGCTGGCCCACTTCGCTCTCCACCTCGCGCTGGATCTCGGCCGCTGTCCGGCCAGCGCAGATCGGGGCTAGCCTCTTGGCCATGCCCTGGAGGAGCGGGATGAGGGCGTTATCGCGGCGGGCAAGGATCTTGTCGGCCTCGTCGATAGGCACCATTTTGCCCTCCGCCTCGTTAATGTCCGGCCGGTCGCCTTTCATTTTTCGCAGTGCCTCGACCACCCGAGTATAGTCGCCGATCAGTGAGGAGCGCTCCGGGCCGCTGGCCTCTTTGGCCGCTTCGCCCAGGGTGGCGGCCAACGATTCCAGCCGGTCGATCTCGCCGTCCAGTCCGATCCCCGGCAACGGCTTCATCGGCTTGCCCTTCACTGCCTGATTTTTCTCAAGCTGGCGCCGGGCTTGGCGCAGGCCGACGCCGGTGGCGGCGGCTTGAGCAAGGATTGCGGAGTTCGGTCGGCGTCCCATAGGGGTCAATCAATGTTTTGCAATTTTACTCAAAAAAACAACGAAGGTCTTTGCCATCGCGTGGTTTACGCACAAATTAAAAGATTCCTTAGTCATTTTGTAATAACGTCGGCCTTGGCCGCCCCCTTCAGGTCGTTATACGCCTCCACGATAGGCTCCGCTTCGGCAAGAAATTGATCGCGCAGTCCCTTGTCTTGGGAAATAAATTTCAAGCCACGTGATGCAAGCCACTGTCTTACTTTGATTACTGGAAACAAGAACGGCTTAGGCTCCTGTGGTTCACTGGTGGTTATGGGGTCGGGCAGGATGCCGATGCGCAGATAGGTCTGCCGCATTAAAGACGGATCTGCGTCTCCGCTAGTCAGTCGCCGTTGAGTGGCTGCGACTTTCTCATAGCGCTTGCCCACCTCCTCTGTGATGCCTGCCTCCTCACATATCGCCGTAACGTCTTTGCCTTCAGTGCGTGCCACGGCAATGATCTCGCCCGCGTCTGACGCCAGTGATATTGTCCTGCCGACCAGCTCAATCGCCTTGTCGCGTGTATCGTTTAGTTTGTCGATTACAGATTTGAGTTTCATTTCTTAATACCTTTCTTTAGTGCGGCCATATTAAACTTAGGAGCTTCACGCCGCCGCTTGGCGTGGACTCGATAGGCTCTCGCCCTGTACGATTCGCGGGCCTTCTCGCTCTTCTGCGATCTAGCCCGGATACCCAGACGATCATGTATCTCGGTAACCTTCTTGCTGATAGCCTGCTTAGTAATGCCATATCGCTTGGCTACAGCCGTCATCGATTCAGGCGATCTGTTTAGCGATATGTTCAAGACCGCATGCCCCAGCGTATCGGTGCGGTTGGCCATAGCCGGGTGATCGGCCGACTTCTCCATAAGGTGCTCTATGACCTTAGTGATAGTCGCCACAGTTGATGTAGTAACCGTAATCTTCAAATCATCGCACGACTCGAATACCAGATCCTGCAAGCTGTCGATCATCATCGCTGGGTGCGGAATGATCGCCGGGATTCGTTCGATTGCTTCTTGATCCATCATATTAATTACCGATCTCTTTTTGACCGCATGGTGCAATAATGAAATTGGTGTAGTGCATTAGTGCAATAATAGGGCCTATAGGCCCTTTATTACTGCACCTACATGTTGGGCAATACTGCACTAGTGCATTAAGTATTACTGCACTAACTCTAAAAGGGCTCATTTGTCACCTTTCTGCTGAATAAACCGTCCACCGCTTCCTCAATCAATCCGTCATCTTTGGCCTGCCTAATGCGTGCCTTTGCCTGCCGTTCCTGTAGGCCGGTGGCTTCCTGAACAAACGCCACCACTTGGCTGTATTTAGCCCCTTCGGGTAACTTACCCCAGTTGATTGTGGTGGCCCTACGCCCCACCGACTTCTCGGGTGCATTTACTTCGATCCAAGCCATGCCCTTGTCGGCATGCTTCAGGTGCACGGCCGGTTGCGTTTTAGACGCTATTAAATCGCTCGCAGTTACTCCTGGACGTAAGCCAGACCGCTTTCCTCGCTTGGTCACCTCTAGCTTGTAGGTGTAGTTGCCTTCCTCATTCTGGCCACAAGACGTAAGGGTTAATACGCTTCTTGCCCAGTTAGTCAGCTCCGAAGAGCCAAATCCGCTGTATGCCTTGTCGTGCCCTTGATACCCGCTGCCGTCCCGAGTTGGCTTAGGGGTGTGGTGCACCAACATCCAGGCAAAGTTTGCCGACAGCGCCAAAGGGTTCAGCAGATTACGGAGAAAGCCGCCAGCCGTTTCTTGGCTGGATAGATCGCCCCCAATAAACGCCAGCAAAGGATCTGCCCACGCCAGATCCGGCTTATGCTTTTCGGCCAGCCGCCGCATCCGATCGACAAACCGCTCCCCAGTAGACGTGCAGTCACGTACA